TGACCGTAGACATGTTAACTTTTTTTATTTTTTTTTCTCCCACTTGCGTATTTTTATACTGGGAGTGGGAGCGGATTATAGGTAATATTATATCTATAATCCGCTCGCTCCCAAAAAAAAAATTCCCTATATGCTCCGCATGGCTTACTGCGTAAGGCAACCAAACCTGCTTAAACCCTAAACTAAACCCTAACCTATGTGCTGCGCACGCTTCCCTATATGCTCCGCATGGTGTGAATTTATTTAATTAATCTTCTTAGATATTGGATCACGATACTTATTAAGGTGTCCGTGATTACATAAGATAACTTTCGTTCTTCTCGCTATGGCTTCATGTTCTAACTCCAACGGTGCTTCATTGCAAGTAAATATTTTAAAGATACCGGCTGGTATATTGGCAATTGTGTGTCTGCAATGAATACTTCTTGGGTTATGGAAATCACATATAGCTATTTGGTTAGTAATGGGCGTGTGTTTAAAAGACACATCATCGAACACTATTCCACGATGGTATCCACTTCTAAACCCTTTCAACTGATCGATGTGACTGACAAACAACGCCGGTTTAATAATCAAAGCTTTCGCCAATACTGTCTTGCCAATACCACTTGCTCCTACTAGAACTACTGCTTTCGACCAGTCATGATTATGCAATGCTTGTTCCCTCATCATCATATCAAAAGCCGGATCCAATAGATTATGACTAAAACCAGTATCTGCCAAGAGGGTAGTCGTCTCCTTTTTAGCGTAAGCCTGCCAAATGTCCTTCGCATACATGACTTTGTTTTCAGACGCCCAGCATAAAAACTCTGCATAAGTCATCGACTGAGCTTTTTCCTGGATTTCAGTTGCGGCCATAGATTCCTTCGGCTTCCTCCCAGCACGAGTTTCCACGAATGATCCTTTCTCCAGAAAATCATCCTCTTTTTTAACGTACTTGAGCGTGCTCTCTGAGTTACGTGCACCTTGAACGTTTGGGTGGCATCCTTCGAAGTCGAAGTATCTCGGATCGCGCGTGCGCAGGGGCTTACTGAATTGGACAAACGCGTGCCGGTGTAACTGCCCATCCACATGTTTTTCGGAACTGACGCAGGCGTATACAACGTTTGGTCGAGTCCACAGGAAGGCCAAGAGCTGAGGAAGGGGAATGGCGCACTGAGGATAGGTAAGGAACACGTTTCGGGCGTTGAACTGGTACTTGTCATCGTTGGGCATAAGAGTAGTAGTAGTAGTGGTTGGTAGTAGTAGTAGTAGTGGTTGAAGTTGGTAAAGTAGAATAAAAATTTACTAATCGATTTACTCGATTGTCATTTCAAATTTATTTTTCAGTTCACTTTTGGTTAAATCTTTTGGAAAAAACGATTAATTCGATACTTCTTGCAATTTACTTTCGTATACAATTTAGTATCAATTTCGTAAGCTCCGTTTATATCAACTTCACCAGCATCAATTACTCTTTCCAATTGCATCATTCTGGCTTTTCCTAGGTTATGTCCACATTTCTGATTACCAAATAATGTCCCATAACTTTGAGCAACTTTGTTCAATTCTGATACAAACTTGTCCAACGATATTTTTAAAGTGTAAGTCAAAACACTAGTTTTAATCTTTCCTGGATCAACTCTAATTGATTTAAATCCTCCTTTTCCAGATACCATCCAATTATCAACTGGTTCCTGCAAATAGGTAAACGTAGACGCAGTTTCTAACATACGTCCCGTACTAGAGTTGCCTTGTACTGATGCCTGTCTATCATTAAACCTAATATGTCCACCATATCTTTCATATATTCTTCCAGTCAATGGTTCATTATCAACATCATCTTCATCATCTCCGACTGCAGCAACACTTCTGTTCTGTATCTTCAATGAACTTTTACCCACAGATGTTACTGTGGCTCCACGCAATAGCATGGCACCTTCATATACTGTGCCAGCTGAAGTAAAGAATTGAAATACATTCATACTTCCTGCATTACATGGATATAACAATAAATTGGTTATCAATTGATTCAAAATTCTGACGCAAGCTTGTCTATGCGTTTCACTGGCTACAAAGTAGACTTGAAACGCTCTTTCAGTACTTGTATCATCAGTAAATACAATACTCATACCCCAAGTGGGGTCAAATCCATGTAAATCACTCCATCGTAATACAGGTCTGTGTATACGATTAAACAACTGAGCATATAAATTACAAATTATACTAACTCCAAGTTCATAAATGGGATGGGTTATATGGCCAATAGTTACACAATTCCTGTCATTGAAACCACCACTGGTTTCAGTACAGCCTGCATAACCATCTCGCGCGCTAACGCGGCTAGTTTTCTTGTAATACTTCCCTTTCGGTTTCTTGAATTTACGTGGCCCGTATTTACCTGCAAGGTAACCACTTTGGCCACCCCTCATTTTATACGCTTTCGCTCCAGTTGCTTTACGATAACCGATAGTTAAGAGTTTTTTACTACCTTTATATGCTTGTTTGCCTAGTTCCAAGGCAACAGCTCCTTTAATATAATCCATAAACTTGTTATGGTATTTTCCAATGACCGTAGACATGTTAACTTTTTTTATTTTTTTTTCTCCCACTTGCGTATTTTTATACTGGGAGTGGGAGCGGATTATAGGTAATATTATATCTATAATCCGCTCGCTCCCAAAAAAAAAAT